CGCCGCGCAGGTGCACGAAGTTGTCAGGCAGCTCCATTACTGCTCCTTCCCATATCCGTCCTCGACATGTGTGAAGACAACCTTGCCCGTATCGTCGTTCCTGATTGCCAGACCGACTATGCGGCCATCGACAATTTTTATCTTTGCCACCGAGAAATGGTCGTAGCACTGCATCTTGCCGTTCTTGCCCTGCTTGAGCGACTTGCACTTGTCGGCGTATACGAAGATGCGCGGTGCCGTGTACAGCTCACGTCCGATTCCCCACGTGAAGCAGGCCCGTTTGAACGCGTCTGACGCCTCACCCTTTTGGGACTCTATGTTGGACGGTGCCCCTGCATTCGACTTCCAGACCCACATTGGCCCACGGTCGTAGTCAGTGAAGAGTCCCACCTTGCAGAACAGTGTGCCCTTCTGCTCATAGAACTCGTTCTGCCAATTCTCGGCACCAACCGTCTCGTCAAGGATTCTCATGTCGCAACGAGAGTCCTTAAAGAGAAGCAGCTCGACTCCCGCATTGGTGATGCGGCTAACCCTGACCTCAATCTCGTTCGCTGTCAGGTCGCGGAACTTCATTTCGCCCCCCTCTCTGGTGGAATCCAGTCAACCATCGGCTGTCTGCCACCACGCCTCTTTCTGTCGGTCAACAGCTTGTAGACTATGCCCCTGCCCCTGTTGTCCCTCATGGCTAGGACAGGAATCGCACCCGCCTTGTCGCAGTAGGCCATGAAGTCGTTCCATTCCTTCGGCGGCAGCTTGCCGTCTGCCTTGCACTGAATCAGGACGTCCATGTCGCGGCTCATGCAGTAGACGTCGGCTGGTGACTTCGATGCGGGTGACCGTACCGCCACGAACCCCCTTCCCCTCATGTCATCGCGTACGGCGTACTCGAACGCCCGCCCCCTGCTGTAGTTGCTCACGACTTCCTCCGTCCTAGTCCTTCAGCGCCTTCGCCCGAGGCCTCCCGACGCTCTGAGACCCGTACCGACTGCGAATCTCGTCCATCGTAAACTCGCCCCGATGCCTGCGCTTCCAGTTCTTCGGTGCCTTGCACCACAGGTGCTTCTTCGGTGCCCAGCGCATGCCCATGGCCTTCAGGTCATCCTTGTGCTCGCGGGTGCTCCTTGTGCTCGCGGGTGCTGCCGCCGACCCACAGCCACGAGCCGCAGACCTCAATCTCAAGCCCGTCCATGCGAATCAGCTGCTCGATGATTTCCACGAACATGTCCGTAACATCGTCGGGCGCGTCTTGGGTCCAGTCGGTGTAGGTGCCGCCGTCAGCCGACTCGTGGATGTTGTAGTTGTGCTTGCGCAGGTAGTCCCACTCGGAGTTGACCGCCTTCATGGCCTCAAGGTCACCGCCAGCACGGTCGGGGTGCCAGCGGAGGCACAGCCTGTGGTACTGGCGCTTGGCCTCTTCGATGGTGGTGGTGTGGTCTGCCTTGAAATACGTGAACTTCATCTCAAACTCCCGCCTACTATGTCCTGCGTTGGGCCTAGTATATCATATCCCTAGGCCTCGTTCAACCCTGTCCTAGAGGCGGTGGTAGGTGCTCATCCGATGCCAGCGTGTCGCGTTTCGGCGACAACGTCAAGCCAGAATCTGAGGAAGTTTTCTAGGCGTTGAAAAGTCCTTCGAGCGTACAGTCTCCGTTCCTCTTGTACCTTGCGTATACGGTTTTGTACTCAAGCCCGAAAATCTCGCACCATTCCATGAGGGTCCTAGTGGAGTTGCCTATGGTCACGTCGATGTTGGTCCGCCTGTTCCTGCTCTGCTGCCTCTGGGTGGCCCACCTGCAATTCTCTGGGCAGTAGTTCCCGTCGTTGTCGATGCGGTCTAGGGTCAGGTCATCGCGGTATCCGTTAGCCGTGGCCCAGTCGCAGAAGCTCTGGAAGTCGTTTCTCCATTCCTCGCAGACCGTTATGCCCCTGCCGCCATAGCGTTCCCATCTCGCGTTGTTCTTGTTGAAGCAACGGTCCTTCATGCCTTGCCACTCTTGATACAGACGGGTCTTGCTCATCCCATGTGTGTCCCTTGCGAGATTCGACTTGTCTTGCTCCCTTTTGAGGCACCCACAAGATTTTATGGCTCCACTTCTGAGGGAGTCAGACCTCACCGACTTCACGGCTCCGCAGTCACATTGGCACATCCAGTATGTCTTGCCTTTTGTACCTCTGTCATCAATTCCTATGACGGTAAGCCTTCCGAATCTCTGCCCGGTAAGGTCTACGACGCTGTTCATTCTCTTCATTGTTCCTACTTCCTGTTGTTTACTGTAGGAACAATTATACCATATTATGCGTTTTCAAGATGTTTCTTCATGATGGCCCTGTATCTTTCGGCATTCTCCGTTGCTGCTGGTCGCAAAAAACCCTTCCCGCCGTTCCATCCCTTGTAGGTTGATGAACCTAATTCTTGGAACGGCGCGTAAAAAAGGTTAGACCCGACGTACACCGCCTGCTCGCCTGCGTCTATGACGTGGGTGATGCTTGCCGAGAGACGTCCAGTGTCGTAAGGCGCGTTCTCGCTCGCTATGCCCTCGCAGTCGATGCCTATCTCCTCAAGCCCTGACATGATTGCGCGTTTCAGCGCCTCTCCCACCAGCTTGGTGTTGTCCGTCTTGACAGTGATGCCGCCTACCTCGCTACTCAACTCCGCGCTCCTTTTTGCTCTCGTCGGTCTCCTCGTTGAAGCGGTCGGTGACGTACCTGCCAGCCTTCCATTCTTCGTATGATACGTTCCTCGGAAGCTTGCTGTAGCGGTGAACGACCGCTGGCGGTATGTCATCGCGGTCTACGTCCCCGACTGGGTTGCACCTACAGTTGTATACGAGATACCCGGGGGCGGTCGGGTCACCCGGCCCTGTCATCATGTAGCCGTCAACGTTGAACTTCTCATGCACGCCTACGGTCTGTCCGTCCGCTTGCCTGTGTGCAAGTCGCGTTCTGCCGTCGATGTGGGCGTGCCACCTCTTCTTTAGCGGTATCCCGATGGACTCGGCACGCTCGAACGACCTCTGCCTTCCGCTCGACTCTGCATAGGTTATGGCGGTTCTCGCGGCCCTCTCAGCAGCCCTCTCGTCCATCTTGACGATTAGCGACATGCGTGCCGCAGCCTGTGGTATCGACTCGCCTTGGAGGATGCTCTGCGTG